GTGGGTGACGCCAAGCCCGCCCCTCAAGGCGGACAGGTGGACTCCGCGGTTGACGGCCTGACGAGACGGCCAAGCCCATCTCCCCTTGGCGGCATCCACGACGTCCTCTGCGGTTACCGCAAGGAGGACATGATGGAATCCAGAGAACCGGCAATACCTCTTCTTGAGAAAGTGATTTCAGAGATCGCCTTGGTCCTGGGAGAAGGCTATCTTCGCTACCAGAGTAGACGCCGTCTGCCGACATCCAATCCGGATATGGCCGGCCATGTTAAGCACACCCAACAATCTGAAAAGATTACAGAAATACCTCTTGACTGTTCAGCCAACATAGGCCTTCATACATACAGTGGGCCAAGAGACGGAGGGACCAACAGGTCGGTCTCGGAGACTGCCCTCGAGAAATGTGGAGGTTGAGATGGATGAAACGACTTATCGTCAGGTGCAGGCTCTTTCCCGGATGACTGTCGGGGAGCTGCGGGAGAGGTATATCGATGTTTTCGGCGAGGAAACGAGGTCGCATCACAAAGACTTCCTTCGCAAAAGGATCGCCTGGCGACTTCAGGTTCTGGCCGAAGGTGGTCTTTCGGAGCGGGCCAGACAGAGGGCTGAAGAGATCGCCAATGACGCAGACCTCCGGGTTCGCACACCACGCGACCCTGTCAAGCCGGGGTTGATGGAAGTCAGGGAGCGTTCGGTGACCGGCCGGTTGCACCAATCGATAGATCCCAGATTGCCCTTGCCCGGAACGCTGCTAGTCAGGGAGTTCCGAGGCCGTGACGTCGTGGTCAAGGTACTCGACAAGGGTTTCGAGTACGATGGCCGGCGGTTCAAGTCGCTATCCGCTATCGCCCGTGAAGCCACGGGCAGCAAGTGGAACGGGTTCCTCTTTTTCGGACTGACAGAATCCAAGCGCCCGCGAAACCCAAACGGTGAGCTGAAAAGGAGGAAGGAATGAGCATCAAAACGGAGAGTACCAATCCATCCACCCTGCAATCGGTGGAGAACCGCAGAGCGACCGTGCGCTGCGCAATCTACACCCGGAAATCGACCGACGAGGGACTCGACCAGAACTTCAACAGTCTCGACGCCCAGCGGGAATCCGCGGAAGCCTATATCACGAGCCAGCGGCATGAGGGCTGGATGTGTATCTCCGAGCGGTACGACGACGGCGGTTTTACCGGCGGCAACATGGAGCGTCCCGCTCTCAAGCGACTCTTTGCCGACATCGAGTCCGGCGGCATCGACTGTGTGGTGGTCTATAAGGTGGACCGCCTGAGCCGGTCTCTCCTGGACTTTGCCCGCATGATGGAGCTCTTCGACAAGCACGCCGTGAGTTTCGTCTCGGTCACCCAGCAGTTCAACACGACCAGTTCCATGGGACGGCTTACGCTCAATATCCTGTTTTCCTTCGCACAGTTCGAGCGGGAGATCATCTCGGAGCGGACCAGGGACAAGATGTCCGCGGCCCGCAAGAAGGGCAAGTGGGTCGGGGGCATGCCGGTTCTCGGCTACGATGTGGATCGGAAGGGAGGACGTCTGGTCGTCAACGAAGATGAGGCCGCTCGTGTACGGGCTATCTACAATCTCTATAAGGAGCACAAGGCCCTGATCCCCGTGGTTCAGGAACTCGAACGCCGCAAATGGGGTGTAAAACAGTGGACCACCCAGCGAGGGGATGTGCGCGGTGGGAATCTGTTCACCAAAAACAGCCTCTTTCGGTTGCTCACCAACATCATCTACACGGGCAATGTCAACTACAAGGGGACCATTTACCAAGGAGAACATGAGGGGATTGTGGATCCAGACCTTTGGCAGCTGGTCCAGGATACCCTGAGGCACAATGGCCGTTCCGGCGGAAAGGATCTCCGCAACAAATACGGGGCATTGCTGAGAGGGTTGCTCTACTGTGCACCCTGTAGAACCGCCATGGTGCATACTTACACCTCCAAAAATGGCAAGTACTATCGCTACTATGTCTGCCTGACCGCCCAGCAACGGGGATGGGCAGCCTGCCCGACCAAATCGCTCAACGCCCATGAGATCGAGACCGCGGTAGTCGACTACATCCGTGGTTTGGGCTCGAGCGTGGAGGTCTTTTCGAAGACGGCATCCGCGGTGCGGGCACAGAGCCAAAAGCGCTTGACTGAACTCGAAACCGAGCGCCGGGCGCACGAGCGCGAACTCAAGCGGCTGGATGCCAGAATCCGTGCCCTCGTGGGTGAGTTGCCGGCTTCAGGCACGGACCATAGGCTGGTGACGGATCAGATGGCTGATCTCCAGGACCAGATACGGTCTCTGGAACAGAGGATGACCGTCATCCGGGAGGAAATCGTTGTCATCCAGAGAGAAACGCTGGACGAGGGAGACTTGGAGAAAGCCCTCTCGGCCTTCGATCCTGTCTGGGACTCGCTCTCTCCACGCGAGCAGGTGCGGATCATCAAACTCCTCATCGAGCGTGTCGCATATGATGGGCGCGACGGGAAAGTGACCGTGACCTTCCGTTCCCCCGGCATCAAGGCGATGTGCCTGGGAGAGGAAACTCGTAGACTGGGGAAGAGCGAATGAAAGCGATCACACATCATCCTGGCGGCGATGGACACCTCGAAGTGAGCTTCACCTTCCAACCGAGGAACAACCGCAAGAACGGCAATACGCGCCCCGAAGGTGCTGGCGATGCCATCGGCAAGGGGAACATTCCCCGAGTTTCCCGGCTTCTGGCCCTGGCGATCCGCTTCGACGGGCTGGTCCGGCGCGGCGAGGTACAAGACTACGCGGACCTCGCCCGTCTCGGTTACGTGACCCGGGCGCGGATCACCCAGATCATGAACCTGTTAAACCTTGCTCCCGACATCCAGGAGGAAATTCTCTTCCTCCCGAACACCACCAAGGGCCGCGACCCGGTCCTGGAGAGGGACCTCCGACCCATCGCTGCCGTTCCCCACTGGAACCGCCAGAGGAAAATGTGGGAGTCGATGCGCAAAAGCCGCCTCCAGTAGACCAATCAAGACGTCCGCCGACTGCCATTTCATTTTTGAGGACATCTATCGTCCTCGATCCCTTGTCTCTCGATGACTTGAATCCTTCCCCCGGTCTATGTACATTTTTTTAATTGATCTGACGCCTATCATGGTAAGACAATAACACATTGTAACATGGTCGTAGTGTACCTCCGCAGCGGCCACTTGATTTACTTTGACATGTGGTATGAAAAAATTGAAGCATGAATACTAAAACAAGCCAGAATTGACGTGCCGCAAAACGTTAATGTTGGGTTCCAACTCGTTAAGGAGGGACAGATGGAAATTCAAGCGATTAATGGTAAAAGTTGTGAACAGGCCTTCATCAGGTCCGGGTGCGATCCGGGGCACCTTGCGCGATTCCTGAAAAAGTACCCGGCAGCTTTTCATTTATCTTGGGTAAAATCTGAAATCGCAAAATGGGGGGCCGGGAGTGATTTTGACAACCTGAAATTACTTCAACCAGGTCGTGGCGAAAGAAAACTTGAAACTGGACAGCAACAGGTTTTTATTGATTTTCTGATTTACAAGGCTGTGCATAAATTACAAATGCAAGGCCATACATTAACGAATGATCGACATGGCATTTTTCGCGTTTTATCGGATCAGCCGTTTGCGGGAACATTCTTTTCGTGGCAGCATATTAGAGATAGATATTATAGATTTTTGCACCACCAGGCAGTCATATTTATTGATGACGGAAAGAAAATGATTTTTGGGCCAGGGCGAATGGTCTTTGCCGGTGTTAGTATTATAGGTTTTGCGGAATATGTACCAGCGCATGGATTTAGCCTAGTCACACCAGAATAAAAAACAAAAAAAATCAAAACATAAGGTCATGTGGGGAAACCTGTATGGCCTTTTGTTTTTCTTCGGACGAAAACCCACATTTAACCCGAAAGACAATGATCATCCTTATTGTTAAATTGGCGACAATAAAAAGCGCTTTAAATCAACAAAATGAAAGGAGTCGCCAAAATGGACAATCAAGAATATTTTCCACAATTCAAATCACCTTTGCCCAGAGGGCCAGACCGGAGGTGTGACATGTCAAATGTCGTGACAAAAGCGGCCCTGACTCCTGCCAGGAAACGCCTGGTCGAGCTGATGCAGGAGATCAACTACGGGCGGATCGAGGCACTGCGGGTCCAGGATGGCGAGCCCGTATTCGATCCACCGCCCACCGTGCTGCGGCTGTTCCTGTTCGGTAAGGACAACAGGCCGAACGAATCCCGCGGCAGTGACGGCTTCGCCCTGAAAAAGAAGGTGGCGGAGCTGTTCGAGTTCTTCGATCGGGAGCGTTCGCTCTTGATCCAGGAACTCATGATCGACAACGGATTACCCGTCCGCATGACCGTGGCGGACGCGGTCCGGGTCTGATTCAGACCCGGCCATAGAGCACGGTCCATCACCAGACAACAGACTAGCCGCAGAGCGGAGGTCGTTGTGGGTGTCGCCGATACCGGCGTACTCGCAATACCTCCGCTCGTTTCATTTAGAGCGGTCGTCCCGGCGTAGGTCGACACCCGCACGAGCTCCTCCTCGGCCCCGAGGAGGCTCAGATGGGTTTCAACAAACGCTACGAAGGAATCGACGAGTATGCCGTTCGGATCATCAAGTACAAGGCGAGACAACTGGTCGGACGGGTGGGCTTCACCGAGTCCGACCGCGAGGACCTGGAGCAGGAGATGCTGATGGATCTGCTCCAACGCCTGCCCAAGTACAACCCCGACCGCGCCCAGCGCAACACCTTCATCGCCCGCGTGGTGGAACACAAGATAGCCACCATCATCGAGGCACGAAAGGTAGGCCTGCGGGACTACCGTCTCTGCAATTGTTCGCTCAACGACCGCTTGGAAGACGAGGAAGGCGGCTCCGTCGAGCGCATGGAGACCATCGATCAGGAGGATTACCTGCGCCGCACGGGCAGACTTTCACGCCCGCCGGCCGAGTTGCGCGATCTCTCTCTTGGCGTACGTAAAACGATCGAGAATCTCCCGCTCGAGCTGCGTGAGCTGTGCATGCGGCTTTTTACCGACACCGTCACGGAGATTTCCCGGGATACGGAGATCCCCCGGGGAACCCTCTATGAGATCATCAAGAAGATCCGGGCGGTCTTCGAGGATGCCGGGTTAAGGGACTACCTCTGAGTGTCCGACGGTCCGGGTCAGCCTCCGGTAGGTATTGACCGGGTTGGATGCGCGGAAGGCGTCCGAGAGGTCGCTGAAAGCATTCGGCCCTAGTGCGCCTTCCAACGGACCGCACTGAACGGAATGGAGGTAAGACCATGAACCGAGAAATTTACCGATACAACTTCGACTCCAAAATCCCGATCCGGGACGTCGAGGAGTCCCTGTTCCTGGCGGTGTTTGCCGCCGAGAGCCTCCACGGCCGGTCGCTGGTGCATCTGGATGCATCCTTCCGTCTGGATCCGAGAAAGCGCACCTGCGTCGTGGATGGGGCGACCAAGGTCGGACGAACCATCGCCCGCATCTTCACTGGTTATCTGTCCAGGGAGTTCGGCGAGGGAGCCTTTACCGTGGTTCGCACCGTTGCCGACATCGCAAAATCCGAGGCTTTCTGATGGAGTGCCGACATTTCACTGAATTTGACTTCCGGCGCATCAACGAAATGGCCTTGGTCGATCCGAATTTTCTGCAATCCAGGCTTCCACAGGCCGTACGCCGGGGCAGGGAATTCGTGGCCGGAGACATCCATGGCAGTATGGGCCGATCTTTCAGCCTCAACACGAAGACCGGCGTCTGGTCCGATTTCGCCACGGATGAAAGCGGCGGAGATATTGTCTCCCTGGTGGCCGCGCAGGAAGGTATCACCCAGGCCAAGGCCGCCGGATTCATTGCCGAGGAACTCGGACTGACGCTTGACGGCCCCGAGACCAAGAGTCCCGCCCTGCCGGAAGCGCCAACTCATCCCGGAAACTTGACAGACACGTTCGAATACCTCGATGAAGGGGGCGCACTCCTCTTTTCCGTGGATCGCTACGAGGCTCCCCAATGCCGCAAGTCCATCAGGCAATGGCATATCGATCCCGACGGAAAGCGTGTCAACAACATCAAGGGCGTCAGGTTGGTCCCCTTCATGCTTCCGGAGGTCTTGTCGGCCGAGACCATCTTCATCGTCGAGGGCGAGCAAAAAGTGCGGAGATTAGTCGCATGGGGCCTTGCCGCCACCTGCAATTCCGGAGGCGCAGGCAAATGGCGGGACGAATACAGCGCCTACTTCCAGGGCAAGCATGTCGTCGTATTACCCGACAACGACGAACCCGGCCACCGGCATGCTGGCGATATCGTCAGGAGGCTGCTCCCCATCGCAGCTTCGGTCAAGGTGGTTGAGTTGCCCGGACTGCCGCCCAAGGGCGACATCGTGGACTGGGAGCAAGCCGGGCACGACCGGGAGGAGTTTCTCGTATTGGTAGCTGCCGCATCAACAATGGATACGGCATTCGACGACAAACATCCGGAGGAAGTTGTTTTCGCTACCGAGGACGCCATCGCGATGCAGTTCGCCTGGGAGCACAAGGACTCTCTGCGATACTGCCATGAAACCGGGGCATGGTTCGTATGGAGCGATACCCATTGGCGGTTGGAGAAAACCAGACTGGCCTTCTCATGGGCCAGGCAACTTTGCCGGAAGACCGCCGCCGGTATGGAGAACAAGAGGATCGCCGCGACTCTGTCAAAGGCATCTACCGCATCCGCTGTCGAACGATTCGCCCAGGCCGATCGTGCCTTCGCCGTGACCAGTGAGATATGGGACGCCGACCGCTATTTGCTGGACACGCCCGCCGGGGTCGTCGATTTACGCACGGGAACACTTCGTCCAGCCCTGCGCGAGGACTATCTCACAAAACTCACCGTCGTTGCCCCTGCCTGCACATCCGACGCCCCGCTATGGCGGCGTTTTCTGGATGAGGCGACCCAAGGTGACGCCGCGTTGCAGCGATTCATGATGCAGGTGAGCGGTTATGCCCTTACCGGCGACATATCCGAGCACGCTCTGTTCTTCATCTATGGTCCAGGCGGAAACGGCAAATCCGTGTTCCTGAACACCCTGACCAACATCCTTGGAGACTACGCCGCCACGGCGGCCATGGATACCTTTACCGCCAGCCAGGGCGATCGCCATCCCACGGATCTGGCCATGTTGCGCGGGGCGAGGCTCGTCAGCGTCTCAGAGACCGAGGAAAGCCGCGCCTTTGCTGAATCTCGCATCAAACAGCTCACCGGAGGCGACAGGATCAGCGCCCGCTTCATGCGTCAGGATTTCTTCACCTATATGCCACAGTTCAAGCTGATCATCGTCGGCAATCACAAGCCTGTGCTTCGGAACGTGGATGAAGCCGCCCGCCGTCGCTTCAACATTATTCCCTTCGTTCATAAGCCCGAGAAACCCGACAAGCGCCTGGAGGAGAAACTAAGGGCCGAGTATCCGGCTATTCTGCGCTGGATGATCGATGGCTGCCTTGACTGGCAGGAAAACGGTCTTCTGCGACCTGGCAGCGTCAAGGAGGCCACCGCCACCTACTTCGACGAGCAGGACCTCTTCGGTCAATGGATCGAGGAATGCTGCGATACGGGACCACGGCTGACATGCAAGACCGCCACCCTTTTTGATTCGTGGAAAGTCTTTGCCGAGCGGAATGGAGAACCTGCTGGCAGTACAAAAGCTTTCAGCGCCAATCTGTCCAAACGGGAATTCCTGCCAGGCCGAACGAATCATGCACGTCAGTTCTCAGGAATTTCCGTAAAGAGACTATTGAATGGCAAGATGCCTACGACAGGTAGCGGTGACAGGTGACGGATTGTGACAGATTAAACCTATAATCGCTCACACGCGCGTGCGCGCGCATGCGCATGGAGGGATAACCGGATGATGCGTCACTATCCGTCACCCGTCACTCTGTAGCGACTGTTCGCTGATCGGCTGCCATGGTCCCGGAGCCTTCCATGCCTGCCTGAATGATTCTTTATCTGCCAGCGCTCCGGCGGGTGGGCTCAGAAAATCCGCCACCCTGTCAACCACCTCTTCAAAACTCTCAGGAGCTTCATTCAGCTTCGCTTTCTTGATGAACCCCATCCATTGGATCTGTTTGCCCTCGTCTTCTTGCACGGCACGAAAAAGCACGGGGACTGCGTCCAGCCGGGTCCTGCGTTGCTCGAACGTGGCCTTAATCGCCTCAGCCAAAGTCTCTCCTCTGAAATCGAACATTCGAGACAGCATCCAGATGTCGTAGAAGTCCTTCATCCGGCTGTTCAGAACGCCGAGTTTCACCATGATCTGGAACTTTTCGGCGATGGTGCTCTCCATGGTGTAGCCATTCAACTCAGGCGCTGGAAAATCAAGAAGCGCAGGATACGAGACCTTGCTGGGTCCCGGAACGATCACATCCCCGAATCCGATATCGATCTGCAGGGAGACTTGCGCGTTGCCGAGGCTGCCCTGAATACGGACACGCACGCCTTCGTATTCGGCATCTTCCGTGATCTTGGTGGTCGTCACCGTCTCCGCATTGAAAGTCATGCCGTCCGCCGCAACATCCATTTTGCAGGTGTCTTGCATGACGGCGCCAATCACTTCGAGGCTGTTGTCGATTTTTCCAAGAAGATCGATGTCCATGGTGGGACGTGACGTAGGTCCGCTCCATGCCGAGAACATTAAGGCTCCCTTGAGGATGAATCTGTCCGCGTAGCGACTTTTGGAGAGCCGGTAGATGAACCGCTCGATGGTGAAGTACTGCAGGAGCTCATTGAAGGGGCGGGCAGATTCCCGGGCCTTCCTGAGAAGACGCTGATGCACCGACGCTGAGATGTTCCTCGCCATTACAGGAGCGCCTCAAGATAAGGGCGTATGATCTTTTTCACCCGGCAGATTCCTGCATAACGCATGAGATCATCCACCTTGACGTTCTTGCGTTCGCGGTAAAAGCGCACCGCTTCCACCGCCGTATCGAGGCCGACCTTGCTGCGGAATTTGAAACAGTCGGCGAGCGTCTTTTCCGGGCTATAGACCTGCACGCTTACGCCGTCGAGTTTGCGGGTTTCCACACCCTCTGTAAACGCATCGCCGGTGAACCGGTAGGTCTTGATCGGCGGGTGGTCCAGACGGGGTTCCTCCGCGCCTCGCGGCAGCGCCACGTGTATCTCGTGGGGTATCTGGGTGGTGAGTTCGTGAAACGCCAGCGCGGAAATCAGACAGATCACTCCGCCGGGAACCCGGGTCGCTACAGTCACCAGGTCGGGGTTGCTCAGCGGGGAGCTGCCGGCAAGACGATACACTCCGCGGCTCACCATTTCCAGCGCCCCGGAGTCACCCATGGCGTAAAGCGTGGTAGGGTGGATGCCCGAACGAAGAGCTTCCGCCGTGTGGAGGATTCCGCCGTGCTTTTTGAAGACGGCAACCGCCCTGTCGAATCGGGAACCATGGTTATTCGGGCCTTGGGACTTCATGATAGAATTACCTTCACTTATTGAATTCTGTTGGTAATATTATCAATTCCGGCCGCTATGTCAAGAGGCATTCTTCAAATCCAACCTTTCCATCCCGACGATATAGGCTCTGTTCCGGTATGTATCTCTTGAACTGAAAAGAAACAGTCGTGAGGTGATGCATGCCCATCAAGTCCTTTCATCCCTGCAACCGCCCGGGATGTAAAAAACTGACCCGGGAGCGGTTTTGTCCCGAGCACGCCAAGGCGGACCGCAAGGCCTATGATCGGGAGCGTGAGAATACAGAAGCAAGAAGATGGCAAATGAGTCCCCGCTGGCGCAAAGCGTCCGCATTGCATAAGGCACAGCATCCGTTATGCGCCGAATGTGAACGTCATGGACGAGTCACTCCAGTCTACGTGACGGATCATATCATTCCACATCACGGCGATTACGATTTGTTTTGGGATGCGGCAAACTGGCAAAGTCTCTGCAACCCGTGCCACGAGAAGAAACATGGGCCTGACAGATTCAGGCGGCGATAGGAGTTGGCGAGACGAGGAGATGGGGGGCGGGTCGAATCTCTGGAACTTTTCGCCAAGTAACCGGGCGGTCAGTCACGCGCGAGTTTTCTCGAAATGAGGGAGGGGGGGTAAATGATAGAAATTGAGCAAGTAACCATCAGGAATTTAAAACCAGCACCATACAATCCCAGGAAGATGGATGGCGCGACACTGGACCGCCTCGCCAGTGGGATGGAGAAGTTCGGCGTCGTCGATCCGATCATTATCAACAAAGACGGGACCGTGATTGGCGGGCATCAGCGGATTCGGGCAGCCGAAAAATTAGGGATGCCGGAGATCCCCTGTGTCCGTCTCGACCTGGACAAAATTCAGGAAAAAGCCCTCAATTTGGCTCTCAATAAGATCAGCGGCGAATGGGATATTGACCTCCTGAAAGACCTCCTGATCGAACTCGATTCGGGTGCAATCGATATCGAATTGACCGGTTTTACATCAAAAGAACTCGAAAAGCTCATGGTCCGCAATACCGTCGAGGACGACTTCGATGCGGAGGCTGAAGCGGAGAAAATAAAGAAAGCCATCACGAAGCCGGGCGATGTCTGGACCATGGACCGCCACAGATTGTGCTGTGGAGACGCAACCAACCCGGGAGATTATGAAAAATTGATGGCCAGCGCCCTGGCCAACCTCGTCTGGACCGACCCGCCCTATGGTGTCAGCTACACGGACAAAAATGATTATTTAAACAAGGCGCGGACGGGAACCGGGCACAGGGCAATAGCAGGCGACGATTTGAGGGGAGATAAGCTGCAGGTCATGCTGCAGGAATCATTCAAGACGATGGCAATCAATAGCTCCCCTGGGGCCTGCGTTTATGTCGCCCACGCCGATATCAACACAGCTCAATTCCGGAATGCCCTGACCATGGCAGGAATCTACGTCAGCCAAACATTGGTATGGGTAAAAAGCAGCGCCGTCCTCTCCAGGAACGACTACAACTGGAAACACGAGCCGATCCTCTACGGATGGAATGAAGGCGCTGCCCACTACTTTTCCCAGAATTTTACACAGACAACCGTGATTGACGATGACCTCGACCTCGACAAAATGAAAAAAGAGGATCTCATCGCCCTCCTGAAAGAGGTTCGGTCCGCACAGCCGGAAACAGTCCTGCGCGAGGATCGGCCGGCAAAGAGCTTCCTGCACCCGACAATGAAACCCATCGCCCTGGTCGCCAGGATGATCCGTAACAGCACCAAGCCGGACCCGGCGCAGATCGTCCTCGATCCATTCATGGGATCGGGGACAACCCTGATGGCGGCGGAGCAAACCGGGAGGACGGCGTATGGTCTCGAACTCGATCCGATTTATTGCGATGTAATATGCAAACGATGGGAAACGTTTACAGGAAAGACGGCAAAAAGGGATACGGGAAAGCAATGAAAATTGAACAGATCCCCATCGCCGATCTCAATCCGGCAAAATACAACCCGCGGAAAATCTCACGGGAGGAACTGGACAAACTCGTCACGGGAATTCGCGCCTTCGTCCTGGTGCAGCCTATCGTCATCAATGCCGACAATACCATCATCGGTGGCCACCAAAGGGTAAAAGCGGCGGAGATTATAGGCATGACGGCTGTCCCGTGCATGAGAGTGGACATCCCTGCCGACAAAGAGAAGTCGCTGAATATCGCTTTGAACAAAATATCCGGCACATGGGACCAATACCTTCTTGGCGATCTCCTGCAGGGGCTCTCGGACATCGCTGTCGAACTGACCGGATTTGACGAAAGCGAACTCAAGAAAATGCTGGATCGTACCGATGAAGACAATCTGCAACGGCAGATCACCAGTGAAAAGGAATTCAAGCAGGCTGATGACCTGGCAGACAAAATTGTCTCCCAACTTACAAACCACATTCGCGCCATCGCCAAGGGCTACCCGCAGAAGCTCAATAAGGCCATGATGATCATCATAAACAAGGGCCGGGGAAACAGCGTCATATTCCTGGCCGACCCAAACACCCGGGACGTCGTGCAGGAACTGAAACGCTACGCCGAATCAGGCCTGGATTCTCCCCTTGAGAAACTGACCGAGGCCGTATGGAAATAACCTCCCAACTCATCAATGAAATCCTCCCGCGGTATAAACGCCCGTGTCTGTCATTCTCGGGAGGATCGGATAGTATGGTGCTGCTGGATTTAATTTATACCAGGACAAAATTCAGACCGCCCGTGGTCTTTGCCGATTCTCAAATGGAATATCCGGAAACGCTGCCGTTCATTGAAGATGTCTGCTGGCGATACGGCGCCGACCTCCACGTGGCCCGGGCCGCCAGGACCCCACTCGAGCAATGGGAGAAACAGGGATGGCCGGTGCCCGGGAAACTGGCTGCGAGATTATGGATGCAACGCCACAGACGGTATGACTTCGGAATCAAACTTGATGTTTCATCATGCTGCCGAACCATGAAAATCGCCCCAGGCCGGAAGATCACAAAGGCACTCGGGGGAGACCTCCAGATCACCGGCCAGCGTGGAAACGAAGACGACGGCCTGAGAGGGCTCCGGGCAATCAAAGACAGCGTCGTCGTCTATGTCAAAGCTGATGCTTTAACCCTTTTCAATCCCCTTACCGGCTGGACTGATTTGATGATCCGGCGCTATACGCACCAAAACAATCTGCCGGTGCATCCCCGAAAAGCCGAAGGTGCGATCACCATTGGCTGCATATATTGCGGTGGAGGCGCTCAATTCACAAATTCGGGGTTCCGGATTCTACGGATGAATGCGCCGGACCTCTGGCGGAAATTCGTTGTGGATTATGGAGGCGGAGAGGTCATCCTGGCCGTCAAATATGACAAACCACTGTCGACGATCAAGACCGCCATAAACAAGTCCGGTGGCCTTCCGGTTCTATATGACAGTCGCCCGTGGATTTTTGATTACCTGGAGATCCCTCCTCGGCAGGGCTACGACAAATAACGAAAGGAATCCGATGCCAGGGCGTAATCCAAAGTCAACAAACATCCTGATCCTAGAGAAAGGCGTCCTCTATGGCGACCAGAAGGAGCGGGCCGAGAACGAGCCGACAGCGAAGCGTCATATCACACCGCGGTGTCCGCGAAGGTTTTCCAAAGAGGAGAAGCGCGAGTGGCGCTTTTTTGTCTCGATATTGAAAAACTACGGTCTCCTGACCATAGCCAATGCGACACTCCTGGAACTGCTGGCGACAAATATGGCGCAATATAAAGAATGCGCCGCCAAGGTAGCGCAGACAGGCATGATCATCAAAAGCCCCAAGAATTTTCCGATCTACAATCCCTACTGGAGCGCGGCCAATAAACTGGAAGAAAAGATTCAGAAGTGCCTGTCCGAGCTTGGCCTTTCGTCCACGGCGCTGGCTAGGATCGGAGCACTCGTGATCAGGGGGAAAAAGCAGAAATCGGAAATGGAAAGCTTACTCGATTAGGAGAATTAAAAATGGAACAATGGAAGGAAATAAAAGAATGCGAAAATTATCTTATATCAAATACCGGAAAAATAAAGCACAAACGGCTTAACAGGCTGTTGTCACCCCAAGAAAACAAAGGCGGATATCTAATTTGCGGTATCTACAAAGGCAAGAAGCGAAAGTTTATATTGCTACACCGGGCGGTATTGGAGAGCTTTGGACCAAGAAGGCTGAACGGAACCGCATGTAACCATGTTGATGGTAACAAAAAGAACAACAATATTCATAATCTCGAATGGGTTACGAGAAGCGAGAACCAAATCCATGCACACCGGTTAGGGTTAGCGGAAAAGAGCGGGGCGAACAATCCACGAGCAAAGTTGACATTTAAAGATGTCAAAGAAATACGAGCTCTTCTGAAAGAAGGGGGATTGTTAAAGCGTGAAATAACCAGCAGGTTTAATGTTAACCCCGGCGCAATGTGGTTTCTTGAAACGGGCAGGACATGGACTGATGCCTTTTGACGAATCAAAGGCCCTTCGGGTCAAGACATTTTGCGAGAACCTGAAATGCACACAGGGAGAATGGGCAGGACGGCCATTCATCCTGATTCCCTGGCAATACGAGGACGTCATTGAGCCATTGTTCGGCACGTTGAAGGATGACGGCACGCGGCAATATCGGTTCTGCTATGTGGAGATCCCCAAAAAAAACGGAAAATCTCCACTCTCCGCCGCCGTAGGTCTTTACATGCTATGCGCCGACGGCGAAGCCTCCCCGGAGGTCTATATCGCAGCCGCGGACCGCGAACAAGCCGGATACGTCTTCCGGTATGCAGCCCAGATGGCGAGGGAAAACGATGTCCTCATGAAAAACCTCAAGATCGCGGACTCGAGACGTCGCATCATCAACCACAGAAACAACGGATTCATGCAGGTCTTGTCTTCGGAATCCTACACGAAACACGGGATCAACCCGTCGTGTTTGATATTTGACGAACTGCACGCGCAGCCCAACGACGAACTGTGGAACACCCTGACATCGGGGACCGACTACGCCCGCCGGCAACAGGTTGTCCTGGCCCTGTCAACTGCGGGCATCTTCGATAAAAACTCGATATGGTGGCGCACCCGGGAGAAGGCCAGGCAGATCCGGGATGGCATCATAGTCCAGAGCAACTTTCTTCCCGTGCTTTATATTGCGGATCCCGAAAAGGACGACCCCGAAGACGAGGAACTCTGGAAGCGCGTCAATCCGTCGCTGGGGCATATCTTCACATTAGAGAAAATACGAGAGCAATTCAATGAAGTTAAAAACGACCCCGTCGAATATCAGAACTTCCTCCGATTCCGCCTGAACATTCCCGTCAAGCAACTTTCCCGGTGGATGCCCATGGACAAATGGGACAAGTGCGACGACAAGCCGGACATTGAATCATTGAAGGGCCGGACCTGCTACGGCGGGCTGGATCTATCCTCAAAGATTGACCTCGCGGCCTTTGTCCTTGTGCTCCCGCCCATCGATCCTGATGGTTCATTCGATGTTATCTGCCGATTCTACTGTCCCGAGGAGGGCATCTTGAAGCGTTCACGGACCGATAGGATCCGCTACGATATCTGGCAAAAGCAGGGTTTCCTCACGGCAACGCCCGGTAACGTCATTGACTACTCCTGGATCAAGAGGGACATCTTTCAGGCGGCGGAGGACTACGACCTCCGTGAGATCGGTTTCGATTCATGGAATGCCCAGGCCACGGCCACGGATGTCATGAATGAACTGAATCCATCAAACAGCGAGAATGGATTTCAGATGGTGGAGGTTCGACAGGGAGCGAAATCCATGAACGAACCAGCCAAGGATCTGCTTGTGCATGTGATGACGGAGAAGATCCGGCACGGCGGCCACCCCGTTCTCAGATGGAATGCCGATAACCTCGTGATGAGATCCGACCCCAATGGCAATGTGGCGCCCGACAAAGAGCACGCCACTGAGAAAATTGACGGGATGGTGGCCCTGATTATGGCCTGGGGCAGGGGTATGCTGAAGGGTGGCCCCGTGAAATCCGCTTACGATGGCCTGACCGTCGAAGAAATCAAAAGCCGAATGGCTTTTTAA